GTACGCACTTCTTACGTCCCAATGGTTTTTTGCTTCTTCAATATTTGATAAAAATACTGAAGATGTTAAAAGGTCATTAATTGTAATAACCTTTTCGTTGTGGTTAGCAGTTGAGCCTAAAATTTCTGCTCCTGCTGTATGATATGCCGCATCAATTCTGCCCATAACTGGGAAGGTTGCCGACTTACCACTAGAGATAGAACGAACCATCTCTGCACCTTGTGTCTTTGAAGCTCTGTCAAAAGAAGTAAGAACTTCTCCTGCAAAAACTTTTAGAAACAATGCGTCTTCTGCTCCTGCTGAGTTTACCTGAGGTATACTCGCTGGTGTTGCATTTGCCATAATAATCTCCTTTGTGATTTATGGTTAGTTAATAAAAGCCTTGTACTTTCAGCTTCTTATACTAAATTGTCTTCCCGCAGGAAGGTTAAGATAATATACTTATTTACTTGGCAGTTGCCACCTATAAAGGTTGCACAACTATGTTATATTAAGATTGCTACCTGTATCATAATTACTCATTCCTGAAGTATTATTTAATTTAGCAATTTTCTTATCAGGTGAAGAGGTAGTAGTTTGTGTTACATTACCAACAGTTCTTTTCTTTGTTTTTTTAACTACTGGTTTTCCACTTTTAATCATTGTTTGACTACTTTTACTACCTATGCACATAATTATTTTTTCTTTTTCTTATTTTTTTTCTTCTTCTTATCTTTTTTCTTTTTTTTCTTTTTCATTATTTGCTTTCTCTGATAACTTGTCTAATTCAGCTAATGCTGATTTACAAATAACAAGTCCATCAAAATGTTTTTTTAACACTTTTAAAATATTATCGTGGTCGCCAACACCTACAGTGTTTTGTAAGAAGGTGTCAATAACTGCTGTATGTTCTAATTGTTGAGCTTCATACAACTTTCTTAAAGCTAATAACCACATATTATATCTTACTATTAGCTAGTTTATTTTTAACTTCAGCTTGATAAGCAGGGTCTTTAGAATATCTAGGGTCAGCCATAGCTTGTGTGACTTGAGCCCAAGATGCAAAACCTTGTTCACCACTTGGAGATGCTTTACCTTCTACTAATTTAGGTTCACTTCCAGTTGATTGTGCATATCTTGCTTTAAGACCTACTACAGCTAACTTAACAGCTTCTAAATCTTTGCTGTTTACTGCTGTATTATAAGCCTGTTTTTCAGTTTCAGATAAATTATTACTAGCCCACTCAGACATACTATCATATGCCTCAGTACCGCCAACCATACTTTTAACTGATGCTGATTGTTGGTCAGCTATTGCTTGTTGTCCTGCAATAAATCTGTCCACATACTCTTTAGGTATTCCTGCTTTTTCTAATGATTTATAAGAACCATCAGCAAGTTTACCATCTTTAGCAAACTCTTCAGAAAGAGTTTCCATATTTAAACCTGCACTATCTACAGCCTTTGTAGCTATATCTAAATCAGATTTAGGTTGTTCTTGTTTTACTTCTTCTTTTACTTCAGTCTTTGAAACTGGGTCTACTGATTCCTTAGTAGGTTGAGATTGCTCACCAAGTTTTTTCTCTAACTCTGAATACGATTTGACTAATTCATCAACTGAGTTGAATTTTTCAGGCAAACCTTCAGGTTTACTTTGTGTAGGCTTATTCTCTTCCACTGGTTTATCAGCAGTAGTTTCAGCACTTTGTACTTCTACTTTATCTACCATTTTATTTTCCTTTTATTATTGTGGTTGTGGCTTAGTCATATTACTCGCCACAGGAGCTACAGCTTTCTCCGCCATCTGCATCATTTGTTGTTGTTGCATTTGTTCTTGCTGTGCTTGTTGTTCAGCCGCCATTTGTTCTTGAGTTTTAATTAAACCTTCCATCTCTATTCCTAAACTTGTAGCGATACGTTTAATTAAATCATCAGGATTTAACGATTGAACTACTTGTGGATTCATTTGAGCTAGATTACCTAACTCAGCCACAAATTCTCTTAATTTTTGTAAATCATTTCCTCTACCCAATGCTTCAATACCTGTAATAATTGTAGGTTTAACTGCATCTTTTGGTAGCGGTGGAATCTCTTTTGATTCTTGCATACGTTTCATTAGTATTTTAACTAATGGAAGTTGAAACTCTTGTGATAATAATGAGTATACTCCACCCATAGCTGTTTCTAATTGCTCAGCCATATATCTAATTTCTTGAGCTGTTACTCTTTCAGCATCTCTTTGAATTGCTGTGTGTAATAAGAAAGCATAAGACATTCTTTCTTCTAATTTTGATATACTTCTTTCTACTACTTGTAAATCATATTGTTTCTGTGCTTGTAATACAGATACATCTTCTTCTGAACCAGTGATAATATCACCATTTCTAGTTAAAGCTAAATCTCTTTTCTTAGTAACAGAATTAGGTCTTACCATAAATACTACTTTAGAAGAAGCCGCCGCACTTTCAATAAGTGCACGAGACAATCCTTCTAATGATTTAAGGTCTCCTAAAAATTCTTCTACATATCCTCTGCCATAATCTTCGCCATCAATTCTAACCATTCTTAAAGCGGCATAAGGAAGTTGGTCTTCAGGATATGAACCTATTGAATCAGGAAGTTTAATTCCATTTACTTCTTGACAGATATAAAATTTTCCATTTTCTAATTTATAAATATGTGTGTATAATTCTACATCTTCATCTTTTTTATAATCAGCATCTTGAACTACTATATTTCTAACTTCTGAATCTAAACTTAAAGGACTAATACTTTCTTTAATAACTATTTCTAATATGTTTCCTGACGCATCTCTATTACATACATAATGAGTAATAGGAAATACTCTCATCGTTCCTTTTTTAGGAAGATAAGTTAGTACATTTCCTGATACTATTAAATGTTTTAGAGCTTCAAATACACTAACTCTTAAAGCTAACTCTTCAATCTTTTTAGAAACTTCTCTTTCAATGTTTGCTAGAGATTTTTCTATTTCAGATTTCATCTCTTTATTTTGGTCAAGTTCTTCTTTTGTTTTTCCGCTAACGGATAGTCTAAAAAATGGGGAATTTGGTGGGAGTAATAAAAGAAGTAACTTAGAGGCTAAGTTGTTTACACCTCTAGCTCCTACCGATTGGAAGGGATTGTATATTTTTGCGGAATGATTGTGTCCGTCTACTGGGATTAAAGAAGATATTGTAAGTTCACTACACTCTTGAGCTCTATCAACGAACATTTCTCTCTTATCTTTTAATTTTAAATATCGTTCTTTTGCTGTAGGGTTTACCTGTAGCATTGTTTCGTTGCTCTTTTTAGTTGCCATTTATATCCTTTATGCTGAGTAAGATACGCCTGAAGCTGAACCACCTGTTGAAGTGTTCAACCCAGTCTGTAAAGCTGACGTACCTGATTTAGAAGCTAATTTCTTTTTCTTCTTAACATCTTTATCTGCTGTTATCAACTCTATCGGCTTCTCCACAACATCGTCCATTCTTGAAGCAACCTGAGCAGGTGCTCTTTGAATTGGAGCTTGTTGTACTTTTGGTGCTGACATACACATAGTTATTTAGTCCTCTCTTTTAGTGTGTTTATGAATCGTACTACGTCCCTTTGACCTGCTTTAAAATAGATAGTCTTAGTATCATCTTTTAAATTAGGTGACTTCTCAGGGTATACATTATTCAAAAGTTTTACCAAATCTTCTGATTTGATAGGTAAAACTAAATCTTCTTCGTTATTTTTTGCCATATAATTCTTCTAAAACGGGCACTTTAGTTCCAAAGTTTCCCAGTTAAAGTTCCTTTGTTGTATTCTGTTGCTCTATTCTCAAAGAAATTAGCGTGTTCAACTCCATTTAATACCCAATCTAACCACCCTAAAGGGTTATCTTTAACTCCATAATTAGGTTTTAATGATAGCTGAAGTAGTCTTCTATCCGCTATATATCTTATGTATTTCTTAACTTCATCAGCACTTAGTCCTCTAATACCACCCATATCAAAAGCCAAATCTATAAATTTATCTTCTAAATCTACCATATCTCTTGCTGTTTGATAGATACTTGCTTTGAATTTTTCTGTCCAAATATTAGGGTTTTCTTTTACTAATGTTTTAAATAATTTAAGCATACTTTCAACGTGGTGTGTCTCATCTCTAATAGACCAAGTAACTATTTGACACATACCTTTCATTCTACCATATCTTTGAAAGTTAAGTAGCATAACAAATGAAGCGAACAGTTGTAGTCCTTCTCCAAATGCAGAGAAACAAGCGATGTCTCTAGCTAAACCTTGAACACCTTTTCCTTTATCTTTGAATAAGTATTCGTGTTTATCTGACATTTCTTTATATTCTTGAAATGCTTTAAAGTCTAATAATTCAGGCTCACCTAAAGTATCATTAAGTAAAGCATAAGCGTGAGCGTGATTAGCTTCAGAACTAGCAAAAGCAGATAACATCATTCTAACTTCAGGTGGTTTAAACTTAGGAATATAATTATCTAAGTATGCTTTAGCTATATCTACATCACCTTGAGTAAAAAATTTTAATATTTGATTAATTAAATTCTTCTCTTCTTTAGTAAGTCTTTCATTCCAATCTCTTATGTCTTCGTGTAAGGGTACTTCACTAGGAAGCCAGTGCATTTTTTGCATAGTATCATATGATTCAAATGCCCAGTCGTAATCAAATGGTTTATAGTGTATTCTTTCTTTAAATAAACTCATCTTAATAATTCAATCCCTTCTATAATAATAATAGCTAATAATTCTAATGCTAAAATTGTGTGGTATACAGTCCACAATACTGTTTGTTTATCTTTATTTACATAGATAACTTTTTTATTGTCATCATATTCTACTTGAATAACATCAGGTTTCTTTCCTTCCATTATGCCTCACACGCTAAACAATCTGCTTCAGGTATGATTGTTCTTTCTATTTTTTTAGAAACTAATTCGGCTCTTTTGATTGCTTCTGAACGGCAATAGTAAAGAGTTTTTAATTTTCTTTTCCAAGCTAACATATGTATATCGTGTAGTTCTTTTATATCTACATCAGCAGGAACAAATACATTAAGACTTTGTGCTTGACAAATAAACTTCTGTCTATCTGCGGCGTGTTCTATTATCCACTGTTGATTTATTTCAATAGCAGTTTTAAAAATATCTTTTTCATAATCTGACAACTCTTTAAGATGCAAGACCGAGCCTCTTTGAGAGACAATGGACGACCATATATCATCATTATTTATTCCTTTCTTTTCTAAAAGTTTTTCTAAATATTTATTCTTAACCAAGAAAGAACCTGACATTGTTTTTTGAACATAAGCATTAGCTCTATAAGGTTCTATTGATGGTGATGTTGTTCCACAAATAATTGAAGAAGAAGCATTAGGTGCAATAGCTAACAAGTGTGAGTTTCTCATACCAGTTCCTTCCATATCAGGAGCTTCACCTCTCTTAACTGCTAACCTTTTTGATTCAGCTACAGCTTGTTCTTTTATTTTTTTAAATATTTGGAGATTCTTTGCTTTGGCTAAAGCAGATTCAAACGGAATGTTTTGTGATTGTAAGTAAGCGTGAAAACCCATAGTACCTAGACCAATACTTCTTTCATTGTTAGCACTAAATCTAGCTTTGAATAATTCATCAGGTGCATAGTCAATAAAGTATTGTAATACGTTGTCTAAGAAACGTACCATATCAGGAATAAATAAACTATCTTTTTTCCATTCCTCATATTTTTCTAAGTTAAGGGAAGATAAACAACAAACGGCTGTTCGTGTTTCATTAGTAGGTAGGGTAATTTCAGTACAAAGATTAGAATGTTTTACTGTTAATCCTAAATCTTTTTGTGGTTGAGGTAAGTCTTCATTTATAGTATCAGTAAAACAAACATAAGGCTCACCTGTAGCAACACGATTCTCTAATATTTTTTGCCACAAATCTCGTGCTGATATTGTTTTTACTTTTTCTTTTGTATGTGGGTCTATTAAATCCCAACTGTCATCATAAGTAGGTTCTTTAATACAGTTGTCTATAAGTTCCATAAAAGTATTAGGTATATTAACTCCGTGATGTAAGTTTAAACATTTTCTATGTATATCTCCACCACTAGGTTTTCGTATATCTAAAAATTCTAATATCTCAGGGTGTGTTATGTCCATATAAGAAGCATAACTTCCTCTTCTAGTTTTGCCTTGTGAAAAAGCAAGTATTAAAGAATCAACAACGTGCATAAAAGGAATTACTCCTGAAGATTGAGAGCCACCTGAAGTCAATGTTCCATCAGACCTAACGTGTCCCCAATATCCTGCAATACCACCACCAACAGAAGCTAACCAAGCGTTTTCTGTATAGTGTTCAGCAAGTTCTCCTCTACTATCACCAACATAATTTAAGAAACAAGAGATAGGCATACCTCTTTTAGTTCCTGCATTACTTAGGATAGGAGTAGAAAACATACACCAAAGATTAGACACATACTCATACATTCTATCTGCCATAGCTTCATTATCAGAAAAGGCTGTCGCCGCTCTCATAAAAGCATCTTGTGGAGAGTGTTCATCAGGCAATAAGTATCTATCTTTTAATGTAGTCTTGCCAAAGTCTGTTAGTAAATTGTCTTTATTATAATCCATTTTTTAATCTACAATAGGGTCGTGTTTTAATTTTGCCATTTGTTCTAATCTAGTTTTTGGTTCGTCATTAAATTGTTCTGAGTTAGGGGTGTTGTTAGCTATATCATTAAAAAACTTTTCTGTTTCTTTATCTTCTTCTTCTTTTTTCTTTCCAAATATTCTAGTCCAACCTTTTTTATAGGATTCAGTTGGTTGATGTATCGGATTTCCTGCTAAATTACGATTCTTATTATTGTATTTATATCTTTTATCCGCCATTTTATTCTACCATTTTAATTCATATCCCGTTTGATTTACAGAATATAATTGTATTCTATTATTAATTATTTCTTTGTCTTCTTTATAAGTCCATACAGAAGCT